GATCTTCCCAAGTGGTAGATCCCATTACAATAACATGTCCTGCTGTGTTCTCTTTGAACCATTTTAAGTCTGTGCTATTGTGCGGCCAAGGCAATGTACCTTTTTTACTTACGCCACCATAATCGTCACATGCTAATATTGCTTTAATCATTAGTCACCCTTCCCCGGAGCTTCGCTAAATTGTGTCTCAAACTTATTTTCTATGCCGTCCCATTCTTTTGCATCCTCAGGAACATCCTCAGGTCGATACGATGTAATGTTAGGCCAGAGTAAGCTGTACTTTAAATTCATGTCATTCCATTTCTGTGCTTCTTCGTCTGTATCAAATGCATTGTCTGGAATGATTGCGCCTACCGGACATTCTGCTTCACACACACCGCAGTCGATACATTCATCTGGATTAATTACCAGCATGTTTTCACCTTCGTAGAAACAATCTACTGGACAAACTTCTACACAGTCCATATGCTTACATTTAATGCAGTTGTCTACCACTAAGTATGTCATTTAAATCCTTGCAAGTCTAATTAATGTTGCTGCCAAGTTAATCTCTGGATCTACAACTAATGTATGATCTACTAACCCTTGTTTAATAGTTAGCACCGCAGTGTCTTGTTGAGTAGCATCTCCGAATAATTCGATGTTGTCATAAAGCCAGCGATAAATGTCTTCCATTTCTTCTGGACGTACTGCACCGCATAATAGCTTACGTGCTTCTTGAATTTTACCTGCTTTAAACAACTCAACCATTTCAAGTTTCCAGTCAGCTTCGCCTGTGTCACCTTCATTAGGGCGTAATAAGCTGCCGTCTGTACTATTCATTTGTACAGTATTAATGCACTTACGTAAGTCTGGATATGTTGCCTTAACATACGTGTCAAGTGTGTCTAAGTCGGGTGTAATACCCTCTGTAATAAGGATAGTTGCAATACGTGCTGTAAACTCATTCTGATCTACTTTAGCAATGTGAAACCCTTGACAACGACTATGAATAGCAGGGATAATACGGTTGGGGTAATTACAAGTAAGAATAAACCTTGCAGTGGAGTGATATTCTTCCATAACTCCACGTAACGCTGCTTGAGCATTTGGACTAAGATAATCGGCCTCATCAAGTAATACAACTTTAAAATCTCCAAAGGGTATCATTTGCACAAAGTTTACAATCTTTGCACGAACATCATCTACACTGTTAGTGCGACTTGCATTGATTTCTAAAATATCTAGCGGATTAAGATCAAGTTCATTAAACAACAGTTTAGCAAGTGTTGTTTTACCAATACCAGCATTACCACTAAACAACAAGTGTGGAATACTCTTATCTTTAATCCAAGTGTTTACTTGATTACGTTGTGCATCATCCTTAAACACGTAGCCATCTACTGTTTTAGGTCGATATTTTTCTACCCATAATTCTTTCATAAGCTTGCCTCTGTTATTAACTTAATGTTATTGCTTATTATAGCATTAAAATCATCATCTGTCAAGCTGTGAAGTAACCCTTCACTTAATGCCCTACTAAAACTAGCAGTCATGTTATCTTGTAAGCCAAGTCTATTACATGCTTCTTTTGTATCGTATCCGCCTGATAGTCCTACAATTTTATGTACGTTGGGTAGATTTGACACATCAAAGTACAAGTTGTTTATTTCGGGCAATGTTAGTTTCAGTATACACTTACCTTTAAAGTCTTTTAAGTGCTGACGTAATGCAGCCTCAAGTAACCCTTCGATCTCTACTTTGTATAAGTTGTCAATGGGAACCTCAGGCTCAACAATTGGCATAAGTCCAGCAGCGGAAATCTGTGTTGCAAGTGCAAATTGTTGTGTAAGTACAGCGTCAATAGTTTCATCGCTTTTTACAATACTGCGCATCTTAGTACCAGTGCAGCCGCTTGCTTTTGCGTACTCGATCATACCTTGAATGTCAAAGTCTTTAAGAGTGCCGTCAGTTCTGCAGCCGCTATCTACTTTAAGATATGTTTCGATGCCTTTATAAAAGAGATTGTCTACAATATTTTTATCAACACTGTCTTTATACACAATTGCAGCCCAGATGTTTGTACCATCAAACAACGGCGAGTTAATCATACGCAACCGCATTTCGTGTACAAGATCCATCTTATTTTCTTCTGTGTACTCTTGTCCGTAACGCTCTAGTACGCCGCCTGTGCTACCACCACTGTGATCCATCGCTGCAATAAATTTACCCATTTTTCCTCTCCTCGATTATGTTATCAATTTCGCTAAACCACTCTGGCGGAGCCCGAGCAAGTATTTCGTCTACTACATCATCTAACTCTAATAGACTACGTTTTTTATTCGTATGTTTCGCCGGTTGCCCGGAAGAAGTTTTCACTCCAGAATGCTTTATCGTCAATCCAGATGTCATAATGCTCTTTCTCCCCTACACTTAGTTCGTGATGCTTTGCGCCCCATTCTACTAGCTGATTATTTGTTAGTTTAAAATGGTCTATTCCACTTACTGCGCCTCTAGCTGTCATATATTTTATTGTGTGTCCTGCATCATACAATGCATTTACTTTTGCAATACGGTCCATCATAGGCTCGTGTATAGCATAGTTCTTTGAGCCGTCTGCATTAAATACTTCATTGCAGATCGTACCGTCTATATCAATTACATATTTCACGTTATTAAATCACTCCATTTCTTTAGTTTATCGCGTTTTACATTTACTCTAACGCCTAGCTCTTCGTTTGTCAAGATGCCATTTTCTACTATTAGTTCAATCATGCAAAGTACATCGCCTGCTTCTTCTAACAGTTTAACACGTTGGTCTTCTTGAATTTGATCTACAGTAGAATACTTACGAACAATCTTTGAACATCGTTGTGTAAGCTCTCCACACTCTTCAGCAGTAATAATCATTAGTTGCTGTAATTTGTTTAATGGACTATCTTTCATCATTTAAAACTTACCTTTTTAGTATAGTCGTCAATATTAGCTTTAATCATTACATTGAAACTTAAAGTAATACGTTCTTTGTTGTCATCTGTTGCTACGCCTGGAGGAACAGGCTGCACACTATGCGGTAACCAACTAGGAAAAATAATCATTTCGCCGCGCTTGCCTGTAGTACCCCACCTTGCTCCGAGTATAGCTGGGTTTGGGTTTTTGTAATCGGGTTGAAGCATTTGGGCGCCGGGGCGCGGGTCTGCAAATATAGTAGGTTGACTCCCTTTGGGAGATTGCAAATATAATACACCAGAGTACATTGAATTTGCATGTATATGTTCCATGTGTACACGCCCAACTGTAGCAATATTTGCCCACATACAAGAAATGTAATGTGAGTCGCGGTTAATCGTTAGAATGTCTAGTGCTCGTTCTGCTTCGCCTAATAATATATTTGTTAGTTCTTCAAATTCTGGAAGAGTCTGCAGGTCATCTCTAGTAGCCCAAGAACTAGCTGATGTCGATATGCCATCGGTTAACTTTAAGATGTCTTCCACTACATTATCTAAAATTCTAGTATCTGTTATTTCAGACACAAACACAGGACTAGCAAACAATGCTGTCATTCCATTAAATTTAACTTTTTCAGTCAACGCAACACTCCTAGCTCTTTATATGCTAGTTGCACACCTTTTGCTTGGAAGTAAGCATCTGCCAGTGCATTGTGTAAGTCAGTTTGCTTTAATACTTTACGAGGATCAATCTTACAGCATCCAAACAATGTACGTGCATCTTTGATTTGCCAAAACTGCCACGGAATAGGAACACCTAGCATGCGATACATATCTTCCATAATAGTTAAGTCAAAGCCGTAGCCTTGTCCCCAAATAGTATCAACACCTACACTCCACTTGCTAACTTGACGTAGTGCTTCTTGAACACTTACCGCGCCAGTTTGATCAAATGCTTCTTCCATTGCTTTAGGATCTTGTTTGCCCCACCATTCAATGGTGCTGTCACTTGCTGTACGACCCAACCGATCTTGTTCGTCAATGTCAATTTTAAGATACAGTTCACTATGCGGTTCGCTGTCATTTAACGGATCAAATTTAACTGCACCTAAACTTAGTACGGTACAACTAGGAAGTGTGTCTAGCGTTTCTAAGTCAATCATACCATGAGTTGCCATTATTTTTTATCCTTACGATTTTCCTGGCCAATACCAGATAAGATTAACATAACATACAGTAGTGGCCATGCCCAACCTGTTAGATATCCTGTAATGTGTAATGTCATTAGAACAATACCAGTTAATCCGGTAGTTCCTAAGCTTGTGTTTTGTGTAGGTAACTTCATGAAAACTCCTTATTAATTATATATATTATAACATATAAAAACTAAGAAGTCAAGCAGTATTATATATTATCTTTGGTATAGATAGCTTTTTCAAAGTCAGTAGTTAGATCAACCATTGTGAAGTCTTCAAAGAAGTCAAGTACTTTATCAGCTAGAATAGTATGATTGATTTCTGTCATGTGATTCCATCTATTATCATGTGTGGTTTTGTAAAATTGATCTTGCGATTCTTGTCCATCAAATTCTCCATAGCATACATTGCTAAGGGTACCTTCAACTCCAGCAATATTATGGAACCCCGGCAGTATTAAAACTTTAATACCTTCGTTTTCATCGCCGCCATTCTCACCAAGCATTTTACCTATGTAAGTTGTTGCATAAAGACATGCCATATAAATGGCGTGGTCGGCTTGTTCATGATTAAGATGTTTACCGTATGCCGCAACAGCATTTTGTTGGGCAGAAGATAACTTTGAATCGTCTAAAGGCATCGTAATCCAGTTTGAGTATTGTGGATGTTCTTCTATTAGCCACCTTCTTTGTTGCGAAGTAAGCTGCACTATAATATGATCTCCAGGGACAAAGTCGGAAGCATAGCTTTGCAATTTATGCCAAATATACTCATTACTTGCACCTGCTGTAGATTCATTAACGCAGTTTACACTGCCTATTAATTTTTTAGATACAATATTAACCCAATTGTCTTCCAAAGGAAAAAACTCAGGATACAAGCCTTCACCTCTTCTATCTTTATTAGATAGTTCCATATCTTTTATATCGTGGCAATAGCTATCACCAAATACATATAGCATATTACTCTCCTATAAACTGCGATAGTTCTGGAGCAGTCCAGCCTTCAGGCTTTAGTACTTTACCATCTTCGCGTTTGATTACTTTTCCAGTTGTTGGATCAATCTTTGCAAAGTTAGTATCCATTACTTCCTTCCAAGCTGCTTCTCCGTCCCAGCCTGCGGCACGAATAGCACCCATAGTAACAACTAAGATGTCAACTAGTGCATCAAGTTGCTCCACTTTGTCGTCTGCATCGACTGCATCTACTAGTTCGCCGTACTCTTCATCAATAAGTCCAAGATACATTTTGTAGTTTTCAGGACTCGCTGGCTGATCACATGCTGTAGCAAATGTGTCGATATCTTTAAATGTGTTAGTCATGTGTTACCTTTATTTAATAAATGATGATGGATCAATAGTCATATGCTCGCCATCGCCAAACTCTCCACCAATTGATGCGCCGTCTGGCTTTTTGTCCGAGTAAGCTATTACACTTTCTGTTTCGACCATTCTAACTTCTATTTTGTTGCCGTTAGTGTCTACGCTAATTCCGCGCGTCCAACGCCCGTGTTCGACCATAATCCAATCGCCAACATTGTATTCGTCTACATTTGATGGACCTTTGTCGTATACTTTAGCCCAGCGCGGATAGATGCCATGTGCTTTACCATCGTCATCTCCAAGAATAATCCCGCCTGAAGTAGTTTGTTCACCAAAGTGCATGTCAGTTACAAGCACTCTATTTTTAATCGGACGGATATTGCCTTTGACCGTAGTTAAATTAGAAGCCAATGTTAAATACCTTTTTGTACAAAGTTTCCGCTGTCGTCTTCAACCCATTGATCATCAGCTTCGTCGAGCATTTCTTGCTCTGCTGCTGTTACTGGCTCTTTAATTACTACTTCTTCTTTTTTAGTACGCACTGTAGTCTTCTTAGCAGCACCTGATGTAGGTTCTACATAACCAACTGGAGCATCTACTACAGGCTGTGTAGCTCTACCTGAACTTTCTGCTGCTGTGCCTGCCACTGCGTAATGCTCTGCTACAACGTCTTCACGCTTCTTAACAATCTGTCCACCAGGACCTAGTTCGTCGCCACGTGCATTTACACGAGCATTGCCTACTGCTGGAGTTAGTTCGTTGCGTTTACGTAGAAGATCCATATCTACGTTCTTGCCTCGCATACTGCGATGCTGTTTCTTTGCTGGGTTACCTTTTGACATATTTGTCTCCTTTTAGTTATAGTATTACTTATCTCAGGAACTCGGTCCAGTCCAGGTCATACTGGATTGAATCTATTCTGTGTACTCCTATTAAGTATAGCACATACGATGCCACACTTGATCCTCTACCTACACCCCATACAATGTTATTCTCACGCATAAAGTCTACAAGATAGCACATATAACGTAACAGTGGTATCATGCCGCGTTCAGTAAATGCTTGTAGTTCTTCTCGAAGACGATCTCTTTGTTCGTAAGTAAGTTCTCTATTGTTTAAAAAACGTACTACATCTAGTTCTTTATATTCATCAGGCATGAACCATTCAGACTGTAACGCTGTGTCAAAGTCTTTCTGTTCTACATCTAAGGGAATATATTTTGTAAGTGTAGGCATACCTTGTTCTTCCATAGCCTTATTAAAAAGGTCTACATCGTCACTAGGTTCACATAACACAACATGACACTTATCAACATGACCACTATAGATCATATCAATAAGGCTGTGGTTACTGAATCGTGGTATTCCAAGAGAGTCTGTTTTCATTAACATACTACTAGTTTAACTTACTTTGATGAGTTTGTCAAGTCCTGATCCGCCATTATCTTGATCTTTTAAGCGTTGGTTCTCAATTGCGCGTCTTGTGTAGAGTTCTTCTTTGTATATTTCTAGGATGGTTGACATTTGTAATTGCACTTGCTGATTACTTGTCATAAAGTATTTACGCTGGAGGTCATGGATTTTCCCCTCCAGCTCGTTTAATGTAAAGTGTGCTAAACTATCAATTAAAGGATTTAGCATTAAGTGTACTGACCTCTGTACTCTGCATATACTGTAGTGCCTTGGTTATATGTCCAAAAGTCAATAAGTATAGGATTTACGCTGCTGTCTAAAGTTAGAGTAGCTGGAAAATCTGCACTGTATTTAATTGTTCCACCACCTGCAACTGTAAATGTTACAGTTTTTGCAGTATCGTTGCCTTTAAGCTGTACTGTCATTTTAGCAACATGGTCTCTTGCTGGCCAATCTGCTAAAGAAAAAGCAACAGTACTTACGCCAACACCCAAGTTGACCGCCATACTTTGATAATTTCCATTTAGAAAGCTAATGTTCTGTCCAGCAACTACTGTACCAATGTTGTGGTATTTTTCAGTGTTTAATGAAAAGTTAGCATCTGTAATGTCAGTACCGTTAAAGTCGTTGCTTGCATTTAACTTAGCTGTTGTGCTTTGTAATGCTGTAACTTCACTACTAGCAGTAGCTAATCCTGTTTTAATGATTGTAAAGTTGTCTCGGAACCCTTGAGTGTTGTTGTCAACACCTGCTACTGGATATGTTCCGTCGATTGTTCCGCTTATAATATTGCTGGGCATGTTGTTAATTCCTCTTTAATATATTTATCGATGTCATACATTGAATTGGTAATTTGCGAACAGTACAAATTTCTCAACATCGGAGTTTTCAGTTCTTTTAACGACATATCTGTCTATATCGTAGTTAATTGTCTTTGGATCAAATCCATAGTTTTTAATGTTATTCATTATAGTTGCACTTTCACCTGGCTTGCAGTAGCAAATAGGAATTGCAGTAACATAATCTAATTCTTCAAAGCCTGTTTGCGCTGTTCTCATCCAAAGCGGTAAATATTGACGTTCTTCATCGCCAATTGTTTTAATTGCAGCCCGCATATTATCTATACTAGATATATACTTTTTAGAGTCAGTTGATTGACTAACATTAACTGCTTGACTATCTGCTTTGATAGTATTAGTTTTGGGTCTAAAACGGTATGGTTCCGAGTCGCCTTTTTGTAATAATACTTTCACTGAAGTGCCTGCTTTTACAGTTACTTCAAAGTCTGCATTATCCACATTTAGTTCTATGTCTGTACCTGCTCTAGTGTCGATTAATATTTCAGCATTGTCGCTAAAGATAAACCTAGCAGTTGCTCTAGTGCCAATTACTAGTTCGTCATAACCTGCTCTAAATCTATTACCATCATCTAATACTGCATATTGTATACTATCTACAGTTATTTTTTCTTTATTGTCAGTTATAAAACTAGAAGCAGTCTTAGTGCCAGTTTTAGAATTTGCAGGATCCGTAACCTCAATATATATTACTTCGTATATTGCATCAGTTTTTGCGCTTTCTTTAGCAACAGCACTCTTAATTTCACCTAAAATGTATTTCTTACGTTTGTGTCCTGTAGTTGCTGCTGCTGTAAATGCTGCTGTTGATTTTGCTTCAACGCCTGCATATACTAACATATCTAAATTTGTTTGTATTCCGAATACTGGATCGCTAGGTCGATATATTTTACTAGGTGTAAACACTTCTGGATTACTTACAAAGTTTGTATAATATGTACGCTGTGTAGGAGCAAGCATTGGACGCATATATATGTCAGTATATTGTTTATTATCTAGATCTGCAACTTTTAATGTAAACTCACGTTCTATTGCAGTATATCCAAATCTATCTCTTGCATCAACTGTAAACTTATAACTTCTGTCAAACGTAGTATCTCCTGGAAGTGAACCGTCCCATGTAACTACTTTATCTTCAAAAACTGTTAAGCCAGGCTCGGCAGCAGTACCAACTTGTTTTGCAGCGCCAATAATTTCACCATCGTAGTTTAACATCATTCCAAATGGCAAGCTGCCTGATTTTATACTATAAATCATTGCAGTGTCAAGTACGGTTGATTCCGCAACTATTTTAAAATTACTTGTAAAGTTAGCATTAATACTACCTAATGCAGAAGGCGTTATCCATTTAATTTCACTATCAATCTCTCCAATGATAATTACTTCAAATGTTTTTAGTGTACTAGGTATGTCAACTGCATCATTTGATGTAGTAATAATATTTTTAAAGAAATAGTCCTTTTTAAATAGTGCAATACCTATGTTTGTTCCTGTAAGTTTCTGTGCAGTTAAATTAGTACTTAGTACTACTTTATCTTCATTGTCGCGTATTAATGTTGCATTAACATCGCTGCTATCAGGACCAGAGAAAAAGTTCTGTATACTTGATTTAATTCTAGTAAGAGCAGTACTTGGAAGTCTTATTCTCCAATTTAAGTCATCTACCACTGTAATGTATACAGTGCCTGGATATGCTGCCTCTAGTGCTTGTTTTGTAGCAAGTACTCTATCATTTACGCTAAGGCCTTCGAGTGTTTCAGCAATTTCTTGCCAGTTACTAGCTGTAAATACTAGCTGCGTAATTCCATTAACTACTGTGCCTGCTGATACTACTGTATGTGCTGTTGTACATTTGTATACTCTGTCATCGCCGCCAGTTGAAGCAGTATTAATAATAAAATCACCTACGTAATAATTTCCGTTTAATTCAATTGTTCTCGGCGCGCCACTCGGTAAAAACGGATCGTTGCCAGTTGTTTGAGTAACTTGCCATTCAATGTACGGTGTAAATGTACTAATGGTATATGACTCAGTTTCTGTAAACTTTAATACTCTACTAGCATACTTTGATTTTGATGACTCAGGTAATCTAGATACAAATATATGATCCGACCCTACTAGAGATGTTTGACTTAACATCAAGTTAATATTAGGTGTTAATGGTTCTAGCACAAATATAATATCATACAGTGTATTTCTGTCATCAACGTTAGTAACAGTATACTGATTTTTGCCTAGTAATATCTTTCTTCCAACTAAATCAAATAAGTCGTTAGTACCGTCTAAGTTACCAGTTAAGTTAATTTTATTAATTTTAAAACTGTAGTTTCCTAACAATACATCTTCATAGAAGTTTGCAAAGATTGATACAGTTTCTAAGTCAGTAGTAATTCGTGTTGCTTTTACTGTAAATTTATAATTCTGTGTGATAGCTGGCTGATAAGGAATAAGTCCTATAACTTCGCCATTTTGACTATCTAGTGACATACCTGGCGGCAACTCACTGGGTGTAAGATCATCATTAACATCTTCAAGTGTATAAACTACTGCGCCTTCTAGTGTCCAGTTATCTACAATTTCTAAATATATTGTTGTATAGTTGTTAGCTCGTTTGTAACCTAATGCCCTTGGAGTTATCCATACTGGAGTTCTTACGTTAGTTGTATCAGCAGTGAATACACCTGTACCGGCTTGCATGTCTGTGTTGTCTGCTTTTAAATAATCATCGCCAACAACATATATTTTAAATTCTCGTCTTGTATAAGTTTCACCGTCTGTTACAGTTACAGCAAAAGGATAATATCTATTAAGTTTTCTTACGTTTGCAGTCGCTTCGCTATAATCAAAGTCAACTGTGTCATAATAAAAGCTGCCGTAACCATTAGAACTTAGTACAGCATAATCCATTACTTCGCCGTATGGAGTTGCATCGTATTGACCGCCTGCGCTTCGTTTATCTAAACTAAGTAGTGGTTCAGTTGTTCCTGTTAGTTTGCCCGAGTCTGACATTACAACACCAGGCGGAAGCGTACCGTCACCGTCTGCAATAAAATATATAAGCTGTTGCCCTGTGCTTATATCTGTGTCAGTTGCTACTAATTGATAATCGATAATTTCGCTATCTAAGATGAACAAACTATTGTTTGAACCTACTCCTAGTAAGCCTGTATTAGTTGCCCAATTAGGAGCATCAGGACCTTGTACAACAAACTCGATAGTAACGTCTTGAAATCCTGTATCTGTAGTTGCTCTAAATACAGAGTTAAATGTTGTATCGTATGCTACTTCGTATACAGTACCAACTATTTTATTATTTTCTAATCTTGTACCTGTGGGGATACTGCCACTTATAAGTTCTATAGTAGCAACAACACCAGCAGTGAGCGGTAATGTTATATCTACTGAGGATCGCTCAATAAGTGTTTGTAGCCTAGTTCCGGTTGTAACGGTCCATAATTGTGACATTCGATAGTTTCCTTAATACTAAGTATTTATCGGAATTGACTTAGACGGCAATTGGACCAGCGTCAAGTGAAACAGTACCAGGGGCAGCAATTGTTCCCCATTCGACATCTGTATTATATATAATATATTCAAGTATATTAGTTACAGTACTGTTAATACCACCAAAGTCTGAACTAGATAACAGTGTACGCACATCAATACCGTTTACTAGTCCTGTTACGTTACCTAATATATCACCAGTAACATTACCTGTTACTGGTCCAGTAACTCCTGACGTAGTAATAGTTCCTACATTTAATAGATTATTAGTTTGTGCATCTAAGTCAGCAGTAAGTTGCGGAGTAGTATCTGAAGCTAAGTCAGTTACACCCGAGTATGATACGGTTACTGTGCCGCTAGTTTGATCAATACTAATATCGTTGCCACCAGCAAACGTTATGTCAGCGTTATCGTACAAGTAAAACGTACCACCTGTGTCTGCTACTACACTTACTTGTTTAACACCAACATTGACGCCTATAGATATTGATTGATCAGATGGTGTCAACAAAACGTTTTGACCAGCAACTAATTTCTTAAACTGTAAATCGTATACTAACTTTTGAGCAAATAATCCTTCGCCAACTTCACCCAAGTTAGATACGGTTGTTTGTTCGTCATCACGCAAGTCTAGTTCTTCAAAGTTAGCATTTGTTTTAATAAATGCTTCTCTAAGATCATCTCCAGTTCCGTCGTTTGCGACATTACCGATATTAATTAATTGTACTGCCATTTTCTTCTTTTCCTTTTATTAGCTTACTGTGATGTCGCCATGCATTGCTGCGTGTAGTGAACAGTTGTAATGATATGCACCTGCTGCCGGCACTGTCCATCTAATTGTAGCATTTGTTGCACCTTGGTTTGTTGCTCCACTAGCTTGGTTGCCAGTACCAGTACCGTTTACAGTTTTAAGGTAGAACGGATGTCCTGCTGCTGATACAACAAAGTCTACTACATCGCCTGCATTAAATGCCAGAGCCGGATCATCACCACTTATACTACCACTTCGATCTGTACCGCTTAGTGTATATGCGCCAGTGCCGTTGTTTCCTACGTTAAGAGTATAATCAGCACCTATTGAAGTATCATTAATTGTAACTGAATGGTTATCATACGTATTGTCTAGTCTTAATAGCATTGTCTCCGCACCTTCAGTAACTCCATCTGCTGCCAGTGTAAATGTAACAGTAGCAGTATTAGAAGCCACTGTAAAGTTACCAGTTAGACTTGCTGCACTCAAATCTGCACTAGTAACACCTGTAATAGTATATGGTACTGTAGTTGCATCAGCTACGTTAGTTGTAGTAAGTGTAAATGTAACAGTGCCACCTTCGTTAACTGCTGCTGCACTTGAAGTTACTAAGTACGTTGGATTCAATATACTTGAATCAGTTACAGCAACACTAACAGTAGCACTCAGTGGTGAATCTAATGATAGTAATAAAGTTTCACTTCCTTCAGTTGTCATATCTTTCGATAAGTTAAGATCTAGTGTAGCAGCATTTGAACTAATTGTAAAGTTGCCAGTTAGTGAAATTGCTGCATCTGCTGTGTATCCTGATGCACCAGCTACTGCTGGATTACCTGTGTCACCGTCTTGGAATATGTTTCTCATTGTTGCAAGTGTTGGCTTAGACATTACTGGTAAAATGTATGTATTAAATAATGCATAACCTAATGGGTTATTTGATTGAACTCCTGCTGGTGTTCTTGCATTGTCGTTCCATTCAGGACTTAGTGATCCGCCGTCCCATAGTGAAGTGTATTCAAACATAGCAAATGTAAGCAAATACATGTATTCTTTAGCTGCTACTATAAAGGTTTCTGCTGTTGCAAGATTGCCGTCATTGTATCCGCTAATATTAAATGTGGTTGCTGCAACTGCTTGTGCTATTGCTGCATATAACTCTCTTGTTGCCCATTGAGCGTCTGTACTTGGATCCCAGCTTAATGCTACAGTTGATCCAGCAACTCCGCCACGTACACCATAGTAATGCATTGTATGGAAAACGTGTTCTAGTGCTTCACCTAAGTCGTCATCACCAATACCTGGTCTACCACTACTTGTATTCCTATACCATACCATATCGTTTACAGAGTACTCGTCTAAAAGACCATCTACGTAACCTGGGTATTGATATTTTCCTGTATCAGATAAGAAGTTTGGATCATAGCTTGCACCACCTCCATAAGCAATTTGCTGTGCTGTTGGTTTTCCAGCATGCCATGTACCTGCATCACCTCTTAGTGTTTTAATCATATTCTTCTGATCAGCAGCAACAATATTAGATCCTGTTGGGTCAGTAAATAACTCAACAACTCGTGCAATTTTGTCTGTCCACAAATCTGGAACTGCTGTTGCTCCACCAACGTTTGTTGCTTGGTAAAGTTTTATGCCGTGTACCTGTCTAGACTTATTAAATAGTGAGCCACCGGATGTATCTGCAACTAGGCCGCCTTTTGTGTATAGTCCGTTATCTAAATCTGCACTAGTAACACCTGATAGTGTATATGGTACTGTAGTTGCGTCAGCTACGTTAGTTGTGCTAAGTGTAAATGTAACACTTTGTCCTTCGCTTATTGTTGTTGCACTTCTAGTTAATACATGTGTTGCACCAGGTGTAAGACTTGTATCATTAAGCGTAGTAGACAGGTTGACTCCAAGTGAGTCAAGTGTTAATACCATTGTCTCTGCGCCTTCAGTAGTTTCGTCTGCTGTGATTGCAAACGCTGCGTTTGCAGTGTTTGAAGCAATTGTAAAGTTGCCAGTTAGACTCACACCACCTATATCTGCACTACTAACTCCTGTAATAGTATATGGTACTGTAGTTGCATCTGCCAAGTTAGCTGTGTTTAGTGTAACAGTTAGTGTACTACCTTCGTTAACATTAGCAGCACTTCCTGATAATGCGTATGTAGGTGTAATACTTGTGTCGTTAATAGCAACAGTAATACTTTCACTAACTCCATTTAGAGTAATTGTAAATGTCTCTGCACCTTCAGTAAGTGCGTCATTAGCTAAAGTAAATATAGCTGATGCAGTATTTGACGCTATTGTAAAGTTACCAGTTAAACTTGCTCCGCTTATATCAGCAGTAGTTACACCTGTAATAGTGTACGGTACATTTGTTGCATCTGCAATATTTGCTGTAGTTAGTGTAATAGTAAATGATTGCCCTTCGTTGAATGCTGCTCCGCTTCTAGACAATGAGTATGTTGCTGCTGCTGCGTAAGATACTGCTGCTGCCGGAGTACCGATGGTAAGCTGTGTATTGCTATTAAATTTATTATACAAAAATCTATTTGAGCTGCCTGATAAACTACGATTGTTATCATAATCAACAACACTAGCAGTGTCATATAATTGTGCCGACTTTGCAGTAGACTCAATAAACGCTTTAAGCTGTGCTGGAGTTGAAGCTGGATTTAACTGCGCATTTAATGCAGCCATGCCTGCTACTTGTGGTGATGCCATACTTGTACCGCTTATATTATTAATTAAGTAAGCAGAGTTTGCTGGGTATGGATTGTTTGTAGTATTAGCACCAAACTTATTAGTTGTGCTCATTGCACTCATAATGTCTGTGCCTGGTGCATAAATTGTTACAGCAGGTCCTGTTTCTGAATAAGTTGCTTTTTGTTCTAGTCCGCCTGCATTTACAGCAGTATCAATGCTTCCAACAGTATTAGCTTGATCATCATAAGGACTTGAACCTCTGTTGTGGTATATAGTTCCTGAATTTGATGTCGTAGTGTTATCATAGTCAAGACCACTAGCAACGTCAATTTTGTGACTTCTGTTACCAGCAGCAACCATAACGTGTACGCCTGCATCAATAAGCTCTTGCATGTCAACATCAACTGATGCAACTCTTGTATTAGATGCGTAAGTAGTTCCTATCGATGCGCCATTTGCTGGATAAAGTCCAAAGGCTGCACGTTTTGAAGCACTATCGATATCAGTGCCTGATTTGGCTGAGCCTCTATATACCATACCCGAAACTGTATTGTATCCGATACCGTAACCCCAACTCATGTTAACAATAGTTGGACGCTTATATCCAGTAGCTGCGTCAACTGTTTTTGCATTGTGCCAGAGCTTAATGCAATCAAATGCGTATGTTATACTAATACCAGTTCCGCTATCGCCTGCGCCTTCAAGACCATTGAGCTTTACAGAATATATTTTAGCGTTTTTTGCCCAACCATATGTTTTACCAGTTGCTGTGCCAGCAACGTGTGTACCGTGTCCGTCATAGTCTCTATAATGATTAGCATTTTGTGTAAAGCCAAGACCGCTCTCTGTAGCCCAGTTAATTTGTTGTACTCTGCTTACTCCTGATGCATCTTGGAATTCAGGATGGTCAGCTTGTATGCCGCTATCCATAATTACAACGTCAACGCCTGTTCCGTCTAAAGTATAGCCGTAGCCGCCTGCTGCTGCTACTGCGCCTGTGTAGACGTTTTCAGCTTCGTTGCATCTGCGCATACCCCAGTTAAGAAAGCTTCCACGATCAAGTAACGTCTTTGAAAAGTCACCTGTTTGTGTTGCATCAAATCCAATATGAAGATTTGTGTCTAATTCAGGTAGCAATGTTACACCGTATACTCTAGAATCAGACCTTAAAGCTTCTGCCTCGGCATCTGTTAGATCATAATGCGTATTACGTGCAGATCCAGGCCTAGCATTTAACACACTAACGGTTCTGTTAGGAATATCGCCTGCTCCAGTGTCGCGTATCATGTCAGCGTTAAAGCCCTCATAATCGACACCTTTATTTAAACTTACAATGTGTTCTCTTTCGCTCATTTTACTTTTCCTATATTGTTATGTGTTATCATGCTATAACTGCACCCTGGTTTGCAGTATTTACCCAACCATTTGTAGTGTATAGTAATGATATGTTATCATTAATATCATTGAATGTAATTGTTGTTCCAGTTGCTAATGTAGTTGGAGTAAGTGTTCCATCACCGCCGTCTACTATCATTGCAATTATTTTTATTTGTCCTGCAACACCGTCTGCTAGTGTATATGCATCTGCACCAGTTGTTGTAATTTCAGTTACAAGTGTATCTAAACTAATTACACCCGGTCCACTAATTTGTTGTACATCACCGACTATTCTACTTATTGGTCCTACAATTTTTCCTGCAAGACCATCAATTATTGTTGAACTATCGTCGCCAAATACACTACCTACTAAGTCACCAGTTAGTGATCCGGTGTGCGCGCCTTGTGCGCTTCCAACTAGTGTTCCGTTAACTGTTGCATTATGCATTGTTACTGTTTGATTACGTGTGCTACTTGTAGTACCAATAACTACGTTACCTGATGTTGCAGCAGCGTTAATTGCTATATTAGCAACATCGTTTGCATCTCCAGGAGTTTTAGGTGTTGTAGTCAATTCTATATGATTAATACCAGTTTGATCCATTTGTATCTTACTCAAACCAGCATCGTCAGTTCCTGCATTAATATTAATAAAACCTGCTGCGTTAACAGCTATATCGTCACTGCCAGTTAAGTTTGCAATAGTGCCTGCTTTAATTGTAGTTGACGCTGTAATAGTTGTGCCTGTAATAGTTGTTGTATCTACTGGTCCAGTTACTACGCCGCCAACGCTGTCGATCATCACTGTTGAATCGTCTGCTACAACACTACCTTTAATATCTCCAACAACGCCTCCTACAGCATCGATGCTTCTTGTTACTGGTCCAAAGAATCTAATACCATCTGCTGTTATATTAACAACAGTATTAGTTCCAGCTGGTCCTATACTAATTGCATTACCATCGCCTGTAGCAGTAGTAATACTCATACTGTCGTCGGCTGTAATGCTTCCTGATATTACAGCCGGAGATGATAGTATACCATTAATTGTTGTTGTGCTACTTGCGTTACCTATACCAATAACTGTTGCAGTTGTTGCACCAATTGCTAATGTTGCTTGATCTATATTACCAGTAATATTTCCTGTAACGTTACCTTGTAAACTTCCAATAATGGTACTACTAAAAGTCTTAGCACCGGCAATAGTTTGATCACCAATTGTATATACACCATTAGTTACTGTATCAGCATTGCCAGTTAAGTTACCTGTAACATTGCCTGTAACTGTAATTGTTGCAGTTCCTAATAAGTTAGCTGCTGGTATTACTCCGCCAACTCCGTCTACAAGTAAGGTACTATCGTCTGCAAATACACTACCTGTTACATCACCGTCTAGTGTTCCTGTATGTGCGCCAGCTGCATTACCAGTTACATTACCAACAAACCCTGTAGATGCGGTAATTGTTGTACCTTCTACTGTTGTTGCTGTTACTGCTGCTGGTGTTACACCGCCAAGTATGCCAGTGAATGCTGCTTCTACTGTTCCTGCAACAAATGTCTCTGCTCCAATTGTCCATTTATCTGTGGTTTCGTTCCATATAAATGTCTTTGCTGTTGCACTGCCTCTATTAATACTAATGCCGCTATCTTGTGTTGGTGCAACGGCTACACCTAAGTTACTATTAAGATTAATAATATTATCAGCAAGGTTAATTTCTTCTGTGTTAACAGTTGTAGTGGTACCTGTTACAGTAAAGTTACCTGCAATTACAACATCGTTAAAGTTTGATGTTCCTGCTGTTGCTTCAACGTTTCCGTTGACGTCTTTCCAAGCACTGCCTTGATACATTTGCAAACGGCTTGTTGTGGTGTTGTAAATTACATCACCTTCTTCTGCACCGATTGCTAATTGGTTAGCTGTAGTAACTGATGAAAATCTAAATGGTACACCACCGTCAATTTTAACTCTGTTACCAGCAGTAATTGATAAGTTTGTATTTGCTGTTAGCTTGGCAACTCCTAAATCTCTACCTTGAGTAAATGATTCTATTACTGCATCGCCTATGTTAACAACACTAGTTGCTGCACCAAATCCTATATCAACGGTGCCTGATGCTCCTGCATCAATTGCTAAGTTTCCTGATGCTGGCCCGTTAATAGTTGTTGCTGTTGTAGTAGTAATCTGGGCTGTATTAGTAACTAAACCTGTAGTAGTTACATTTGAGTTTATTACGTCACCAAGTACTTTACCAGCAACACCGTCTATTATCATTGAACTATCATCAGCAAACACACTACCTTGTATGTCAGTGTTAAACGTTATGCCGTCATCATATAAAGCTGCAATTTGTGTGCCAAGTGCTGTTGATGTTACAAAGCCAATATCATCTGTAAATTCTGAAAGGAAAACTGGCGCGCCTTGTAGTGCAGCATAACTTACTTTTCCTGTTGTAGCATTAAATACTATAGATCCGTCGTATGCAGCTAAGTTACCCCTAAGTGTTGTTGCTACTACTTCATTAAACTTAAAGTTGTCAGTGCCTATTGTTCCTACATTGTTAACTGTTGGTATAACACTAACATCAACTGAAATAGTATTAAGCTGTATAGTTCCTAAGCTACCTAGTGAAGAAAATTCTAAGCCTGTGCCATCTGCCTTTACTTTTACAAACTGACTTTCTGATCCAGTAAATGTACTCGGAGTATCAGTTAAGTCAGCAAATCGTTGCGCCACTAGGTGTTCCCCAGCCACTTTGATCTGAGCAGCGTCGATAGTTCCCAATGCAGTAATATTTTGGACACCAGTGATACTGTTGTCAGCTAGATACAAATTGTCCCCGGTTTGGATCTCTTTGATCTTATTACCGTCTTCTGTATCTAGTACTAGTGGAAATCTATTAGCCATTCTTTAAATCCTATTGTTTTATATATTTATCGTATTCAGTTAAAGTATTATAGTGCTGCTATTCTATCTTTAAATGCTGCAAAGTCTGCGCTTGCTGCAACTTCTGTTTTTAGTGTCGCAAGACTAATGAATGTAGCGTCTGCTGTATATAATTCATCAAAATTATCATTTACTTTGTCAAATGCTGTGCGTAACGGGTCGCCGTCACCTTTGTTTGCACTGGTTCCTAAATTAACGGTTTGTTTGGCCACGGTCTGCTCCCTTGTTTACTTGTATTCTTATTTTGCCAGCAGTAACAACTACTTGCCTTGCTTGCGGATTTCTAGTGTCATTACTAACTTTTACGCCATCTTTAATTAGTTTGTCTATCTCTTCTTTCTTATCCATTAGTGTTTTCCTACTACAACTTCAACTGTACCGCGTTCGCCGTCTAGTTTATCTCCAAGTGCTTTACCAATAACACTACCAACAGTTGGAGTGTTGTTAACAATTGCATATCCTGGAATATTACTTGCTACTAGCATATCGCCTTTGGCAACTTTACCAATTACGTTACAAGGTACACGCCCTTGTAGTGCTACTGCAACAACGTTGGCGCCTTCACACTGTGAGTTCATTAAGTGTGCTGGGTTAGTAGACACAACGCCTGCTACACGATGTGTACCGTGTGTTGTGCTTTGTGTAACTTCAGCTTCTCCACCAAACTCAATAACTGTGCCAGGAGCATACTCTGCGTCAGCTAAGTAATTCTCCGCCAAGTCAGCGTAGTATGATTCAGTTGCAGTACCACGGAACAATGTTGCATAAACATCTTTGTACTTTTTAGTTGCACTACCAATGTCATATGTGTTATCAGTGTCTGGTAGCATTCCAGCAGAGCTAAAGATAGCTGGTACAACACTTGAGCCAGATCCAGCAGCAACTATGCCTACTTGTCCAGCTGTTGTCTTACCAGTGTTACCACCAATTGCTATGCCTGTACTTGCTGCACCCTTTTCACCTGGTGCTTCAATAAAGCTCGAGTAAATCCAGTCAACTCCTAACCGTTTTTCATTAGTAAGTGTTGAAGTACTTTGTAAAATACTCTGCGCTGAAACAAGATCTGTTGCACCAACGTTAATACTACCACTAAGCATCATATCTGGATAAGTTGGTGCAACATAGTCTGCGTCACCTAAGTTACCTGTACCAGCACTACCACCAACTGCTGTAAACAATAAACCTTGTGCAGGTGTTTTAACTTGTAGTGTTAAGCTGTCTAAACTTAATACTTCGTAACTTGCATCACCGCCAAGTATTAATGAGTTAGCTTGGATAGTACCATTAGCATCTGTTTTAACAATACTATTAACTTCACCTGTTTTAGATACGTTAGTAATACCGTAGGTGCCTGTACCAGTTTTAATTAGTGCTTCGCCTGCATCTGCTGCTACTAATATTTCAGTAACAAAGTCTCCGTCTGCTAAACCTAATCCTTCATCAACTACTGTAGCAAATGGTATTGCTGTAACTGCACCAGCTCCTGCTGCACTACGACCAAGTACTGTATCAGTTGCAATGTCTTCAAGATCTGCTAGTACTGTAGCTCCTGCTGCTGTAGTAACCCATCCATCAGTAATAGTAAATTTAGAAGAGTCAAAACTTGCACTACCTAAATCAGCTTGTGCGATTCCTGTAGCATCTGCTCTTGTAGTAGCTGCGTTTAAGTTTAGTTTACTTTGTGCAATTTGTGCAGCACCATTGATATCACCGTTAACAATAGCAAGTCCTGCAATTTGCATATTAACTTGCGTATAGCGTGTTGCTTGTCCTGCATTTATTCTGTTAGTAGTAATTAAAATATCTGCTGCTGCATTTGCCACACCGTTAGCCCATTCATCTACTGGACCATCAATTACATTAATTTGTTTACCGCCTGGTGCAGTAAGTACATCTGCTGCTGGACCAGCAGCAGGTTTGCCATCACTAAATACACCAGCTAATACAGTATATGTTACTTCACAAATATTACCTTCAATGCCAGTGAGGCCATCTACATAATCAACAACTGTACCAGTTGCTCCTGATATTGATCCTGTAATAACATCACCAATAGCAAGGTTACCGCCAACAATACTACCTGCTGATAATATAAGCTTAAACGCTCCTGTAGAAACTAACATTTGGTTAGCTGCTTGATCTTCGTACGATACGCTCCGTAGATTTTTAATTTCATCAAGGTCGCCACGGCCAGCATCAACATATGCCTTAGTAGCTGCGTCAGATGTAGCAACTGGAGCTTTTAAGTTAGTAATTGTATTATTAGCTGCGTTTAAATCATCTGTCATTGGTACTGCACCGTTTGGAGCAAGTACGCCAGGTCCTAATTTGTTACTAACTGCTGAACCGTTAACATCATAGCCTAAGCGTCTGTTAACATAACCACGTACAGCACTTTCTGTTGGTACTGTATCCGAAGCATTGTCTACCATCGCTGTGTCTGTACTAAATTCAGTAATAACAACACCACGCTTAAAGCCTAGTCCGTCTACGTCACTAAGTGCAAGTGATGCACTAAATGTAACTGTACCTGTGCCTTGGTCTACACTAAAGAATCTACCAACTCTAAAGATACCATTTTGGTCTGTACTCACATAGAACACACGACCTTTGCCTACTTCTCTTACTTCGTTAGCTTCTTTCTTCTCACCTGGCTCACCAAAGATAACATTTGGATAGTTACTTGAGTTAAATCCGCCTGTACCAATGTCTAAGAAGTCATGTGACGTAGCACGACATGTACTAATGTTAACAGTAACGCTACCAAGTGCTCCTGCTTTTAGACCGCCTCTAATCGTAACAAGCTCTGAACCTAGTACTGCTGTACTGTGAAGCCCTGTTGCATTTGTTTGGTTAATAAAGTCATAATCAACTAGGTCAACAATAGCATATAAGTTATCTTCTGCTGGCGCAACAACTACGTTGGAACTATTAACTCCTCTATAGTTAAATGCATAGTGCTTTTTACCACCCCATGTAATAATTGGTGCTTCTAATGTTAAACTAGATGCTGTCCAACCTGCTGGCCTATTACCTGCAGGCGTTCTTGCGTTGTTGTTAAGTCTAAAGATTTCGTTAGTATCGCAAAGTTTAACAGCTAATACAATATCTCCAGCAGTATTACCTTTTGTAGTACCTGTGCCTGATAGTGGAGTTTCCTGTGCTTTAGCACTATCAACTGTTAATCTAATAAAGTCGTAAGTGCTATCAAGTCCTGCTTGTGCAACATTAGCTGGCAAATCTGTTCCCAAACTATTACTTGTTAAGAAGCTAATACTTCTGTAAACAAAGCCTGGGTTCTCATCAAACGTTAATGCTGTACTTGGACGAATTGTTAATACATCTGGACGAGCCAAGTCACTAATAATGTGTGTTTGGTTTCTGTAGTAAACAACATTATAGTTAAACGGAACTATTTCCAACAATCCATTTGCACTAAATTGTGTATCACTTGATGAGAAGTTTAACTTATAAACAGCACCGCTATACTTAGGTGTAGTTGGTTCAATTGCAATAGTACCTGTAACTGTAACTGTTAGTATTTGTCCTGTACCGTCTACTGTTGCAACTGTAACTGTACAATCGTTTGCTGTAGTTGCGCCACCTAGTTTATCACCAGTTACAACAAATGCATCGCCTATTGTATAATTAACTCCGTCGTTTCCTGCTGTAAATGTTACTGTATACCCTGCGTCAATTGTTTTGTAGATATTAAAAATAAATCCAGTTGCTGCTGCGTTAGCTTTAGTAAATGAGTAATCTGTTGTTTCTACAAGTAATGGATACTCACCAACTATATGATTAACAAGTTCTGCGTTTGCAACTTCGTAACGTGCAAATGCTGGACGAGCCGGATGCCACACGTTAACTTCTGATCTGTTTGACGGAGCATCTTTCATGTCGTATGCATAAAGTGCCAAGCTCTGTACTGTGTTAGCATAACCGTTTGAGTCAACTGCAACTGGAACACTAGCTGCTCCAAGCGCACCGCTTGTACTACCTGTTAGTGTATTTGTTGTATCAAACGATCCTGTAACTGTTGTTAAGTAAATTACATTCGAACCACCTGTTTGACTTGTTCCGACTGTAACAACTCCTGTTGCTCCTGAACCTGCTTGTGTTAATGTTTCACCTGTTGTTAGTACTAAGAATCCAGTAGTGTCTAAAATAATTTTAGCATCAAATGCCTTTATCGGTTGCGTCATATCTTCATACAATGCAACTGCATCTGGAATTTCGTTTGGATCACTGCCTTCAGCAACTAGACCAAACTCACCATAACAACTAGAACCTGTTAGTGATCTAATTTCAGCACCGTTCTTTGAATAGTAACTAGCATGACAGTAATATGTAAACATACTAACCATCTCTGATAGCGCACCGTTACATGCAACTAGTCCGTATCCTAAGTCGTTAACTTGTGTAAAGTCGTTTCCTAGTATACTTCTGTTACCAGCAGTTTGTAGTGTAATTGGTAATGGCGCTGCAACACTTTGTATAACACGGTTGATAATTAATGCTCTGTTGCTAATAACACTATTAGCTGCTGCAATTAATCCTGCACTTACTGCAAGTGCTGTTAGATTTGGGAATATTTCAGCTGGTAAGCTATTTAAGTTTCCTGCTGTTATAACATCTTCAATATGCTGTAGTAATCCGTCAAGTACTGTACCTTCTGTACCTGTTGCTGCTGCGCCTGTTGTAACTTGTACTGATGCGTTACCCGTTGTTGGAGTTGTACTTGTAACTCCTGTTGCATCTGTAACAACTGCTGCAACAACTGTTGCTAAGTGTGCGTATGCTGCTGCTGTAGCAACTCTTTGTGCCTCTGGAAGCTGCGCAACTGCTGCATCGTGATATGCACGAGCATTAATTACTGTAGCACTGTTGCCGCCGTATAGTACGTCATACGTTAATGCATCGACAATAAAGCCTGCATCACGCAAGCATTTAGCTTGACTAAATCCTGCTGGAGGAGTGTTAGCATTTACATATGCTACTACTTCTGCTGCTAGGAAAGCTCTGTTAGCTTGTAAACGTACTGCTGCATCGTCTGCGTCAGTGGTTGGAAGTGTTGCCGGTGCAGGGAATGTTAATGCATCTGCACTGTTTACGCCTGGCTCTGTAACACTTACAACACCGTTATTAATAATATCAATAATTTCATCAAAGGCTGCATTTGATCTTGATAATGCTGCACTTGTTGCTATTACTGGTGCAAGTAGTGCAACTTCAGTTTTACCTTTAGTAATAGCTGTTGTAGTTTGTGTCTTTTGGTTTGCAATAAGATATGCGCCCGTTGCTCTTTGATACGCAATACCATTATAAACTGCTTTATAATTAGTGCCTAACGCAAGGTCGTATGTAACAGCGTCAAGTATGTATCCTGTATCTCTTCCGCATTTTACTGTATCAAACTGGAATGTACCTACTGAGTCTAAGTCAACTCCTGTAGCCAACGCACTTGTTATGCCTGTAAAGCCAGCTCCGCCATTTGAACTTGGTGCTAATATTAGCTCCGCTGTACCAGCCGCTTTGTCGTATGCAGTAACAGCATTAATTTGAAAACGTCTACCGTCTATATAAAATGCACTTGGGGTTTCAGGACGCCTTACAAACAATCCTTGTGGTGCTGCTGCTGATCCTAAACTTTGAATTCCTAATCTAAATGCACTGCCGTCTATTTTGCTTATAACTTGTACTGCACTGTTACCAACAAACGCATCAACAAACAATCCGCCTCTAAATGCTTGCTTGTTAAGTGACTGTGAGAAACTTGAACCAGTTTGTATATATGGGGACTTAGTTAGAACCTGTCCTTCAGGATCAAGTACACACATAAATCCGCCGTGTCCTTGTACAGTTAAGTTACGTACCATAGTAGCATCGTTCATTAAGAACACATCACAGTCTGCATTGCGTAGCGGTGGATTGTAATCTACATTAAACGCAAACTTAACAGTGTCTAGTAAGTTTTGTAATACAACTGCTGGACTGTCAATAACTCTCCAGTTTGATGAAATTTCTGCTGCGTTAAATACTGCTCCGCCAGTGTGTTCTTTAGTTGGAGTATAATATGTTTTAACACTTGCTGCTGTAAATGTAACTACTGTGCCTAAACGATAAACTGTGCTTGCTGCCCATGCTACTGGCTCACCTGATCCATTATACAAGTCTTCTGCATAAAGTCTGTCAGCAAGTGCTCCACCGGCTTGATTATAAGTTGTAGTTGGTGATTGGCCAAGTATTAGTTTTTCAGCCATTGTGTAGACATGTTGTATACCTGCAACAGTTTCATCTTCTGTTCCTGCTTCTACTGCGCCTGCATAATACTCACCTTGTGTTTCTAGTGCAAACTCGTTGCCACCATTGCGTAAATCTTTTACTAGCGCATCAACAATTAATCCTACATCTCTAAAGCATTTAGTTCTGCTGTAAGAACCAACTAGTGCAGGATATGTAGTTTCAATGTAGTTAACAACTTGCTCTTGAATAAACTCTTTGTTGTCAATAAGTGTAAGTGCATTAGTATTCCACTTGCCTACGTTCTCGTAACCAGAACCTGTGTTACGTAATGAGTTAGGCTTATTTAAGTAATGATAACCAAAGTATCCATCTACTACATTAGTAAGTGGATTTACATATTCAATTCCGTTTGGTACACTAGCAACTGTAAATGTAATTGCTGCTGCGCCGCCTGCTCCTAGTTGTGCATCTAGTACAGTAATACGTTCGCCTTTCTGGAAACTAGTACCTTTGTTAACTGGAGTAATACTTGAAATAGCACCATCTGTGCCAATTACAATAGTAAATGTAGCAAGGGTGCCTAACTTATTAGTTGTCCATAAACTTACAGTGTATGTTCCTGGTGTTCTACTAGCATCTAATTGTGTGTCAAATGCAACAGATGCAATATTAGACTTACCTAAAATCATTCCATCAAATTCTGCATCGCGATAGAAGAACGTATTCGCCCAACGTGATTGTGAAACACGTTTCTTAGGACGTATAATACAACGTCTAAACTCGTCGCCTTTAACACTTACGTTTGCAGGTATACGAATTGGATAGTCTTCTTCGTAAATTCCTGATTCAACACGAATAGCAATTTGTGTTTCTCTTACATAGTTGCCGTACTCTAATTCTTCCCCAGCAACAAATTCAATTGGCTCTAGTAGTTGAACTTCAAGTTCATCTGTTCCTGCAACAGCTACAGCCCTTGGCCCGCTTTCGTGTTTATAATCTATAATACGTGCTGTTGCTCCGGAGTTTACACCTCGTACAACTTTACCAGGAATAATATCAGTATTAGCAGGGTTAGCTTGTTTAATAAATCCAAGTCCACCGTTGTTCATATTAATCTTATATGTAGTAGTACCATCAACAATTGCCGGAGCATCTAATGGTCCGTTAGCAATAACAGCTAACACATCGTCCATTCTTGCTGCGATAGCATCATCAGCACTACTATCTGGTAGTGTTAAATTTACATTCTGTAAAACTCGTGATTGGTATGTTGTTGGTACTGCTGTGTTAGTTAAAATATATTGTGTAACAATAGTCTTAGCATATGTGATGCCTGCAATAGTTTCTACACGCTGTGAGCCAATTGCTTTTTGCGCACTAACATTTGAGTAATAACGTATGCCTGCCCAACGTGATAGGAAGTTAGCACTGTTACCTAACAGCGCGTCTAAACTAACACTGTCTAAAATAAACGCAACGTCTCGTTGACAAATTTCTAAACTGTATGTTCCTGCAAAGTTAGGGAATGTAGCATCAATGTAGCCCGTAACTTCTTTAGCAATAAATTCTTTGTTAGCAACAATGATTGCTCTTGCATTTGAACGATTAGCAATACCCGATGCAATTCCTACTGTATTAGTTAATGCTTTTGCTGTGCCAGTTGCAAGTTGCATAATCTGCATATACGGACCTGGCTCAGGTGGTGCAGCAATAATTAATTCTTCTGCTTTCTTAGCTGCTGCGTTAATTGTGCGATAAGCATATGCAGGAGCTCTACCTTGTTTACCATCAGGTGTGTATGTTTGTAAGTCGTTACCTGCTGTACTTACATATAAGTTAACATTACTTTGTGCTGCTGCGTTATCAACATATAGCTTTGTAGCAGCTTGCAAGTCATCTGGTCCATTTGGTAAGCCAGTACCTTTTAGCTCGCCTGGATGATCAAACAAGTTAAGTGTGCCTGCCATGTCATCGCCTTGGCGTCTTACTACACTCTTACGTGGAATAGCAACATTGTCTAAGAAAAAACCCTCTAGTGTAGCATCGTAAGCAGCATCAGTAATTGTAAATGTACCACTGCCGCCACTTAGTAAAATACGTGATGTATTAGAAATAGCATTAGCTTCGGTTGGATAAAGTGCAATAGTGTTAGTATCGACAATGTTAATGTAATATGTGCTTCCAGTAGTGGCGCCAAACGGATCAGTGCCTGTTGAGTTAAAGATGAATCCTGCGCCATTGAACGCTTCTGTTAGTCCATGTGCAGTGATAGTTAAATTACCAACACTGATTCCAGAAGCAGTAAACACATATCCTGTTGCATCTGTTGGCTCGTTGGCAAGACGTAAGCCGCCACCTGCAACGTCTTTTTGTTGGTAGTTTCTATCTGCAAATGCTTTGTCAATAACAAGAGCACCAGTTGTTAACGCTGTGCCGTGTATTGAGTTAAAAGTATCAATAGCTGACTGTGTAACACTTACGTTAGCAATTGGCTGCGTTGATGCATCCATCGGGCCGCCTAAAATAGGCTCAGGGTCGTTTGATACCTTACTAACTAGCTGCTTGATAATTACTTTACCTGTTTGAGTAAAGTCAAACCCAATAGTATCTGGTGTGCCGTCTAGTGCATTATCTGAAGCAAGTGTAAGTAAGTCAATACCACTACCATCTGATTTTACAAGTGGAACTTTGTTTTCGTTACCTTCGTATGTACCTGGAGTATCATTTAGATCAGTGAATGATATTTGTCCACCTATTCCAAATACTGCATACAACTCTTGAAAGTTTTCATTTACTTTACGAAATGATTCGCGTATGCTATCACCTGTACCGTCATTACCTTCAATGCCGATGTCTATACCTTGCTTTGCCATTCTTTATGCTCCGTGTTTTATATTGCTATTGCTAATGAATTGTCTAACTTGTCTATATCAAAGTTAATACTTACGCCGCAACCACATGCTGATTCTGCGTTTGGATTTTTAATATCAAAATTTGAACCTACTAAGTTCCTTACATAGTCTATTTCTGTACCTATTAGATACATTACAGTGGCTGCTCTAATAACAAACCGCCCTATAACTACATCATTTTTTTCTACATCTGTTTCTGAATCTAAAGTTGTCCAGTCGTATTCAAAGCCAGCGCAACCGCCGCCTTTAAGGTCTAAGCATACTGCATAGACATCGTTATCATCACAAATAGAGTCTATTTGTTTGACTGCTTTTTCTGTTAGTGTACAAATTGCCATTAAATTTCCTTCTATGCTATTATTTATTCTTTTATTTTGTAATCTTAATGTAAATATAGTTATGTATATAAAAGAATTTAAACAGCAAACCCGGCACGTTCGTAAAAGCAAAACGGGCAAGGAACACCCCTACAAGCGCGAAGTTACTCATTGTGTATTTAGGTGTGATAATTGCGACACAGAGTTTGTTCGCACTAAGGGCAGCATGGACCCAAAGCGATTAAGTAATAATTATTTCCATGTGTGTAGTAATTGTGACGCAAAACGCTTTGCTCAAAAGAAAGGCGTAGAACGCAAGCAGGTTTGGAACATGTCTGCCAGCAGTACTACGCCTATTGGTAAGTTATAGTTTAAAGTCTCCGACGCGCTTAATTTCGTTAAATGCTTCGTGTCCTTCAAAATACATCTGTATCATTATATACGTTGCTATATTAGCAAAAATAAGAATTCCGTATATTACCCACCCCGACATCATCGTTGAGCTTGAAGATTATTATAACCTTCCTCGTCTAAGTGTGTAATAGCAAGCCAAGCATGTGTCATTTCATCGCCTGTTCTTGAACCGCCCATTACCCACATATCAGCATCTGGATTATTTGGATTGTTTTCTGTATTATCATACCATTGCTTTAGCACAATAACTGCGCCTGCTGGTATAAGCGGTGCTACATCTGGATTGTACAAATGACTGTGATGCCATGTTGCACTCCAATTTGATACTTGGCTAATCTGTTCTGTGCGTCCTGTCTCTGGATAGAATATTTCCAAAC